GTATTAGCTAGTTTCCACGCCTCATTTTCGTCTTTGGCATCTACCTCGTAGACTTCTTTGCCAATCTTTACTTCAAAAGTGGCTGTTGTCATTTTGGAGTAATCCTACGAACAGAGCCTGGCGGTGGCGCAGTTGGTGTGGCTGCGTATTTTTCGTTTAGCTCAATAACCGTGTTTAACGCTTTCATGCGAGTTTGATACGGAACATTTGGGTTTGCAACACTTGCTGCCATTTGTTGATACAAAATGCTGTCTGCATTACTTTGTGGCCCTTCCATGCGAGGCTGTGCTAACGTCAGCTGTCCACCAAGAACCCGCAATTGAGCATCCGCAGCAGATTTGTCTGTTGGAATTCCCGCAGCATCAGTTGCCATCGTGAACAAATTACTAATAATGCCAGACGATGCTTTTGGCAATACTAATTCAGCCCTTCTTGCTACATCAAGGACGGTTTGACCTTGAGTTGTTTTAACATCGGGTTTAGCAAGCGCAGGGCTGCCTTGATTTGCTTGATTAATTACACTTGCTCTTGGCATAAGAATATCTTTACCGTCTTTGCTAACAGTAACCAAATCAAATTGTGCCGCGGCTTCTTCTACCGATTTTCTTTCCGCCCCTTTAAATTTTGCGTTTAATTCTGATGCTTGTGCAATTGGAATTGAAGTTAATTTGCCGTCAATTTTGACGTTTATCATGCCTTCAGATGGCGCTGGCGCTGCTTGTGATTGGTCACCCTTTGGAGATACGACAGTTGCATTAGGTGCAATAACTTGCGTTAATTTTTTGTCAATAAACGCTTGAGCTAATTCTTTGAATTTAGGATTTTCAGGTGTAATTCCTGCGTCAGCTAATTCTTGTGCAAGAGGTGTTTGTGTCGGTACTGGGGAAATGCCCTCAACCTCAACATATTTTCCGTCTTTGGCCATCTGCACAAGAACAAGTTTGCCATTACGCATAACTGGAATAGGCGCACCCGCTGGCATATTGACTACGTTATTACTAACTGCTCGACCCGCTAGTATTTGTCTTGTTTTGTAAGCATCAATACTAAGAGGTGTTTGACCTGCTTCTCTAGCTTGTTGAGCATAAAGTTTGTATTCAGCCAATGGGCCACTATCTTGTTTGCCCAATTGTTCGTATTCCAATTTAGCAACTGGCGCAATGTATGGGTTTTGGCTCATCATCATCTGCACAAGACGTTGACGTTTTTGCTCTGGGTCTAACGGCATACCGCTTGTTGGTGGGATTGCTGCTTGTGGTGCTACAGCAGGCTGATACGCCACGGCAGGCGTTTCCACGTTACCCGACGGTGCAACTTGCAGATTCGGATTGTCCTCAAAGTCAGAACCCATTGGTGTAAATGACGTTGCAGGCCGAGCTTGAATCTCAGGGCTGCCCATGACTGCGGCACGACCAGGCGAGGCTGTTGGGTTAAGACTTGACAACATTTGTTGCGCTTCAGCCTTGGCCTCTTGGTTCAACTTAATGCGTTCTTCTTCGCCCGTACCTTTTGCCCCCATGTAGGCTTGCAACACTTTAGCAAGTCCCGACAAAGGAGAAATAGGTGCTTGAATACCTTGGTAGCTTTGAATATCAACAGGTTGAAAAGCCTGCTGTTGCATAATCTGCGCTAACTTTTCGTTGCGCTGAATCGCTGCTAGTCTAGTGTTGTAATCCAAATCCATAATTAAGTCCCCATGTCACCAGTATATTTTGGCGCTTGAGCGTTAACCGAGTCAAACATACCGCCAGTTTGTGATTGACCCAGTTTAAGTCGGGCAATGTAGTCTTTATAATCCTGCATATCGCCTTGCTGATTAAACTGGTTGTACATTTTCATGGCATCTTGAACGCCGCCAAACGGGTTTTGTGACGCTGCTTGACCCATTGATTGCGGCATTTCTTGTTGTCCACCTTGTAGCGGTGTCTGTTGGGCTTGCTGTTGCAGCATCTGCGCCATTTTCTGTTGCGGAGAAAGGTTTACATATTGATTAAGCATCGCAATTCCTTAATAACTCTAAAGTAGGCAACAAGGCAGACTTTAGTGCCGCCATGTTTATTTTATATTTTTCATGCAAATTTGGGTGTTTTTCTTTCATCCATGCCACTCGATCCTTTGAGTGTGCCAAATACGCTGTGCAATCGTAACAATCAAGGCTTGAATGGTCGATTGCATAATGTTCTGGTAACTGACATTGAGTCCGTAAAAACGCCAAAACTTGTTCTTTAGTCCATGTTTCTATCGGCTGAATGTACGTTACACCATTGACTACCGACCCGTGCCTAGCCGTGGATTTGTGGCTTTCATCAAGCCTTTGCCCACGAATCAAATGCGTAATTCCACGTTTTGCTATTGCCTCTGTAAGAGGTTGCCCAACGTTTGCCCAACAACAATTCAAATAACTCTGTACTCGTATTGGCTTATCGCCTGCAAACACCATACCTTCAAGGCTATGGTCAACTGGCACAACGTCACTTGGATAGCCGTAAAACTTAATTTGCTGCTCTTGGTCTGACTTAACTTCAATAAACTCAACCGCCTCTGCTTTAACCTGTTCGATAATCTCCATCGTTTCAGGGTAAGATTTACCAGTATTTGCCCAAAAGACGATGGGATTCTTTTCACGGTACAAATACCAACACGCTAAAGAATCCTTCCCGCCTGAGAACGCTAATCCAAGCATTAGAAATAAGCCATTGCCGCAGTCGATGCCAAACTGGTGATGCCTTGAATACCCGCATTAGCGCCGGCTTGTTGAATACCGTAACGTGACATATCAGCTTGCCCTTGCGCTTGCGTACCCGCAAAAGTAGGTGATGGCGCTACGCTCATGCCTTGATACCCTTGGAATTGAGGCAATTGAATCTGTGAACCGCCCATTAACCCAATGACTTCATTAATTGGCTGTTGCCGTAGCGCCAAGTCCTGCGCTAATTGCTGTTGTTGCGCTGTATTTTGGAATTGAGCTTTTGCTAACGCCTGATTGTATTGCTGGCCTTGTGCGGTAATGCCTTGACCAAAGTTTTGACCAATTGCGGCATTTGCAACTTGATCGGCTGTTACACCCTGACCAAAGTTTTGTCCTACCGCTGTGTTATACAAACCAGCCTGCGACAATTGCTCATTCAAACCTTGCTGACGAGCTGCCATATCAAGGTTGATGCCTTGCAAAGCCGCTTGGTTGTACAAGTCGTTTTTGCTCATTTCACGATTTCTGAACGCAGCATCATAGGCAGCTGTGCCTGGCGCTAAACCTTGGTTTGCCAATGCTTGTTTAAAAGATACGTCACCGGCCTGAATGGTTGGGTCAAGTCTTGCCAAGATAGCTTGTTGAGCATTTATGCCTGCATTAGTAGGCATTTGAGTCAAACCGCTTGTATCAATTTGTCGTTGCGCTAAACCGTAAGTGTCAGCAGCAGTTTTTGCTTGAGCCAACCCATATTGATCGGCTAATGGCGCTGCTTGATACCCACCAAAATCTTTTTTAATATCAACTGAGGTTGGTGTAAAAGGTTGCGAAAGCGTAGCGTAAGCATTAGAAATACCTCTTTCGCCAAGGTTTGCCAATGCAGTTTGCACACGTTGTTGTGCGTCTAACGTTTGTTGCGCTTGTGGGGTAAGAGTTTGAGTAACAGTTGGTTGACCACCACCGGTCATAAACCCTTCACGGGTTGGCGCAGCGCCTCGTCGTGCATTAGCTAAATCAAAGCCTCCTTGGTCAAAACTTGTTTGACCACCTTCGCCAGTTCGATAATAAGCATTAGGATCAATTTTATCTGCGTTGTACTTAGCTAACGCTGTTTCATACGCAGCTTGGTCAAATGTAGGGCTTGAGTAAGAAACAGTCTGATTCCCAAATGGCGTATACATATTTGGGTTAGACATAATGTTCGATTGCCTAGCCGCTGTTAGGTTATCAATACCCTGTTGCTTGGCTGCGCCAATATAATCTGGTGCTGGTGGTGCTGCGCTTGACTTACCCATTTTCTACCCCTAGAAATCGACACTTTTCCCGTGCCAATGTCAAAAATATAATATCGCCATCCGGTGCGGCATCTTTAACCCTTGCTTCTTCAACAAAACCCATCTTAGTAACTAATTTTAGGCTTTTTGCATGGGTACTGCTCACTGGCACAATAATCTTTTTTACCTTACAAAACTCAAAAGGGTAGTTAAATATCGCTTTTAAATAACCTTTTGTAATACGTCCTTCAATTGCTATGTGGCACACAATCGAGGCTTTGTTCCAATTTTCGTAAATCACGCCTGCAATAATCTGACCGTCACGCTCTAACCCAATTGCTTGCGACCCGTCTGCAAAATACTTACCCTGCACTCGCTCTGCTACCCAATGACCTACATCAACGCCTTGGGTTATATGCCACCCCAACCTTGCTGATAAACAATGTCCGTCGATGCCCATAGAATTGTCGTTCCTTGAGAGGCAGATTTAAACTGCGTTGCAGCGCAATAACCGATCCCAGTCACGCCTTGCCAATTGTTTGTGATGACCGTGTCTGTAGCCCAATAAGCTACGTCCCACAACGCAACATCCCATTTAGCAGATACTTGTGGACTAAAACTTAGCGCCGCAGTTGTATCTGCCAAGTCAAAATCCATGTTTAAACCAATGAAAATTGACGGTGTGCCGTTTGTAAAGATCGACGGTCTAGCTCTAGTAAAATACTTTTTGTACCCACGGGCATCAAAATAATTGAACGCTTGCAACGCATAACCATTTATGTCGCTCGTATCGTCAGCGTAATTGTCATCCCACGCATGGGCAACAAAACCATTGCCGCCCCAATACGGCTCGTTGTCAAAGATTGCCCAACAATTAGCATACTGGCCTGTAAAGTTGCACCAGGCTTTAGTGATGTTATTCATTACATATTGCTGTTGTTGACCTTCAGCAACCGGCACATTGACCGTCAAAGCGTTGTGTTGTGGGTCAAAAATAATATCCCAACCAAAATTACCGCCATACGATTGCGTTGCAGCAGTAAATGCGCCTTGTATCTTGTCCGACAAAGCAACTCTAGGATCAAGTCTGGATGATTGCAGGCTTGCGGCAAGTGGATACAGACCGTTGTAAGTCAGCATCAGCATATCGCCGCCGTACTTTAGTAGGCATCGCTTGCCAACGGGCTTGCCAACCCTCCACACGCCTACTAGCGCCCATTTTGTAGCATCTGAGGGGTCAGTACCCGCCCAAACAATCACCTCGCCATTGGACGTTATAAACACTAGGTTATCGTCTACGCCGTAGCCTGCATCAATTGTCCATGTTCCTACGGCAACCAAGAATCCACCAAGTTGGGCAACCGAACTCATGTCAATTGCGGCAGCTGCGCCTGAAATGCTTAATGTTGGCAAATACCATGC